GATACTTTGGTAACTCAGGCGTGCCAGATAGCCGTGGGTTTGAAACTTGGCAAGACTGGGCGCAAATGCTGGTTGGCATTATGGATATTGAGGCGAGAACATGAGCGATTACACAGGCGGAGACGACGGTTACACCCCACTGATGGGTGCATCACGCACGCCTTACGATGTCAATAGCACGCCTAGACATGAGGTGTTGAACTACGAGGGCACACCTACTCAATTCTCTGATGACTCAGGCTTAAAAGCTTTGTTGACTCGAGAGGGTATTTTTGACGTCAACTCATTTAATCCGATCATCAAAGAAGGCGAGAAGATTACGGCTGATACAGCTCGTCAGGCTACAAACGAAGAAGGTCAGTTGTTGTTCCTCGACGCTGATGGCAACCAAACGACTCGACCTACTGGCGTGCCAGCGATTGGCGGAACGGTAGGTGATGCGGCCTACATGAAAGCCCCTCGTCACGGTGGCGGAGTGTTCGGTGATATTGGCTACGACTTTCGAGAAATGGCTAAAGACCCGCAGTTTCATAAGTTCTTGCTCTCTGCAGCAGCAATTGGAACTGGCGGTCTAGCGGCTAATGCAGCCTTCGGTGTTGGCGGTCTAGGAGCTGGATTAGCCCCAGTCGCAACAGCGTATCCCGTAACAGGCGGCGGTTTAATTGCAGGCACCGAGCTTGCTCCCTTGGCTGCAGGTGGAGTAGGAGCTGCTGGTGCAAGCCCATTAGCTGTCGCAGGCGGTGATATTGGAGCGTTTACAGCCGCAGATGCCGCAGCCTCTGCCGCAGGTGGAGCTGGAGCTGCGCCAACAGGAATAACTGCCTCTGAGGCCTTACGATACGCCAACATGGCAAAAGCAGGTTTAGGCGCATTAGGTGCTGGTGGATCTGGTGGTGCAG